ATTTATTGAAGAATGCGCAGTTGAAACCAAGAGCGACTACGAAAGGACCGGGGATGAATGGCGACAAGGCCGAGCTTCCGCGTATGAGCAGTCGGCCAAATGGATCAACGAGAAATTTGACAAATACACAAAGGTAAGCACCCGTCCATAGCTTGCCGGCCGAACGAGTGCTTATCACAACGCCGAAGCGTCACGGTTATTATACCATGGCGCTCCAATTTAATTAAGAGGAGCGAATAGAGATGTCAACCCAAATACTTAGCTCTACCGCCCAAGTACTTCTTGAGCAGGTGGTGAGCGCCATTTCTTGCCCCAATACGGACAAGCTCGAACTCCAAGAAACATTGACAGCAATCCTTTCTCAGTACGACATTAAGCCCGCTTTGGTTCCGCAAGGTCATCCAGACTTGCAGCAAAAGATCAAGCTCTTCCTGGCTGGAAAGAAACTTGAAGGCCTAGCCATATCCACTCTTGAAGGATATGGGTTAGAATTTAGGATCTTTTCGGAGCGAGTTCAAAAAGCTACAAACGAGATTACTACAGCCGATATCCGTATTTATATGAGCGAATTCGATTATCTCAAGACATCATCACTATCGAAAAAACTATTGGCTTGCCAACGAAAAGGTAATTGACTGTGACCCAACCAAGCAAATCAAGCCGCCGAAAAAAGAGCAGCGATCCCCCAAATCCTTGACGATCGAAGAGTTGGAGATGATTCGAGAGGCGTGCGAGACTCCTAGGGAGAGGGCGTTAATAGAAGTTCTCTACGCGACTGGAGGCCGTTTGTCCGAAATACAAAAAATGGGCCGTGAGGACATAGACTATCAGGCAATGTCGGTTTTGGTCGTCGGCAAAGGCAACAAGGAGAGGCCTGTATATTTTAGTTTTAAAGCCATGTATCATTTGAAAAAATACCTCAAGTTAAGGACTGACTCCGTTAGCGCACTATTCGTCACAGTGAGAAAACCTTATCGAAGGCTGTCAGACCGTGGCATACAAAGAGAAATTAAGAACATTGCCCAACGGTCAGAGGTTGTCAAAAATGTACATCCACATATATTTCGGCATACCTTCGCAACACTTATGTTGAACAACGGAGCGGACCTGGTAGCGGTTCAAGGGCTTCTCGGCCACGTGGATCCGGCCACAACTCAAATCTATGCGACCATGACAGACGAAAAACGTAAGCAATCGCATAAGCAATTTCTAGTGCAGGAAACACCTGCTCTTTACACAGCATAAACGCCTTTCGGGCGTTTTTTTATGCCCTCAAATTGGCAAGCGCTTGCGATTTTCAATTTGAAATTGCTGCGCATAATGCGTCAAACCTAGATCATATCTACAAACCAGTGGTATCAAGGCTTTCAGCGTATTTTCGAGGCTTAGTATTTGATTATGCGACATAACTTTATAGGCTAAGAACTATGCTTTTTTTGATTTTCTCTTGATGTTTAAGAAAGTTTTCGTATATTTTCCCGCTCATTTTCATTGATGCTTTCTGATCAGGATGATCAGGGTGGTGATTACCTAAATATTCTTCTGGGGACTTCTTTTTGGCATAGAATCGACCTTCATAGGAAGACTTTGTGAGTCTCGATACTACATCATCCTTTTCCTTATCTGTACCGTATCCTGTGAGTCTCTTTATGTCTTGATCTGCAAAGAAAAGTAAATCATTTGCCATCAAACAAGCGAGCCTTACTTCCTCGTAATCTGGTTTTAATCCATCTTTTAAATCAATAATTATATCCATATAGCTTCTCGCGGTAATCCCCTCGCTTTCTTTCAAAAGTAAAGACACCCCGTAGGGTGCCGTTACCTTTTCTTCTTGGCCGCTTTCTCAACTTCCGCTTCTTTCTCTTCTTCGATAAACTCTTTCATTTTTGCGTTCACCCATGGAGAAACTCGAATTCCCTTCTTGCCCGCATAATCACAAAATTCCTCGTAGATACCCGGTTCAATTGTGATGTTTAAAGATTTCCTCACCAACATAACCACCCCCCAATAAGGTGATTATATACCAAATAGTGGGGCTTTGGTTGCTTGCAAATAGTTATGCGCATAACTGCGCACTAATGAGGATAATGAGTCAAATACGACTTAAACCTCAAACACACCTAAGCACCAAATGTTGCCGTTAGCATTGGTATAATTATCTGGACTTACTGTAAGACTACTACTATTTCTCTCAAAATATATTTTCATGTCCGTGATTGGTGATGGTACCAATGCCCCAACATAATCTCTGAAATATACTTCCGTAGTTGTCGAACCAAGTGAACCAAGATTAGTCACCAATACACCTGTTCTGCTGGAAACGGAACCTTTTATACCTGTAATAGCACTATGGGTTATAGTTAACACACCATTGCTAAACGATACTCCGCTTACACCTTCTGCACTAGATGTTACCCAGTCAGTACCATTGTAATAAATATAGCCTCCCATTGACTTATTTTGATATAGATTAATTAAAGCCGTTTCAACACCAACGCTACCACCCATGAACATGAAATCAGATGCCATTGTTTCGTCTGGACATGCAACAAAGGAAACAACTTTTAAAGCAGTAAAATTGTAGGTAATTGTTATTTTGGAATTATCGTTTGCTACACTTGCCACGTTTATGGCATCATGATCACCTGTTATTTGTTTCCAGCCTGTTCCGTCATTACGAATTACACACGCAACAACTTTGATAGTTTTACCATCTTCACCTACAACATTTTGAAATATTCCGTCAATAGGTGGATAAATAGAACTTTTACTTATCAAATATTTATCAACTGGACTATAGGTTCTACGCACTGACAATATTGAGATTAAAGTAGCATCAAATAACAAGACCATATACGCTACACTTGCTGGCACGGTATATTCGGGGGAATATGAGTCTATAGCTGGTATAGCACTAACAAATGTAAAATTTGAATCAAGGTATACCCCTCTCGCACTTAATGCAGAGGGCAAAGTTGTTCCTGGCAACCAGTTTTCCACTAGATATTTTTCACCTGGAACAACAGGTAATGGTCCAAGTGAGTGATATGACGCACTACTGATTATTGCTGCTGATCCATTAATATACATATAGTCTAGTATTATTGATGAATCAATTCTTGATCTTATATTTTCAACAAATGGGCTGTCACTACGTTTAATTGCATTTGCGTTTAACCATACATCCTCAAGTGTATTACCGATATGCACCTTTGTAGCATCTTGAAAAATTAAGATATTATCAATTTCTGTCATTAGAAAATTTAGTTTCAAAGTTACGACATTAGCGGGAGCTTTTAGTGTGTATTTAGTTTTTGCTGTGTTAAGACCATAATTAGTTCCAAGGAACAAATTGGATATATATACGCCACCGCCATCGAACCATGCTCCCTCTTGATTAGTACCGATATTATTTAATACAAATATAAATTCTCCTTGTGTGACGGTCAGTGAAATATAACCATACAACGCATTAACTGTTTCTACCCCAGTTGTTTTATTAATATATTTACCTGTCACCGCATCTGCTTTCACAAAAAGATTGTACGAGGTCAAAGTATTAGGAATTTCAGAATTTGTCTTTATTGGGGTGATGCTTCCGTCCGCAGGAACAGTTCCTTGATAGACCCATCCTTGCACCCATGCAGAGTCATTCCATTTATATACATAAGTATCTTCAAGATTTAATTTTACATATGCATCACCAGTGGGATAAGCAGCTTGGATGGCTGTTAAATTTGCAAAGTCTTCAGGTGTACCATCAGCCATCAATGCGATTTGAGCATCTACGTAAGTCGTCGGTGCTTTTAGTGCAAGTGCTGTCGTATTATCTGCCAACTGCGCAGCAAGGGCAGCGTTTAATTGTTTACCTTGTTTTGCAGATAACACCTTATCGGCATCATCTGTTGTCAAATTATCTACAATATCTGTCTTGGCAACCTTTGCTGCTAAGGGACCTTCCAAATAATTATCAATTTCCGCTTTGGGAATTGCATCTACGATGATCGGAGTTGGGGTTAAGTCACTATATCCCATTTAATTCAAACCTCCTCTTATTCATATCTTGTGACGATGTAAGTTATTGCCCCGGTTATGGTTACGATAGGGCTTGGTGTACCACCCACAATTGTAGTAATCACCTTATTGGGTGGGACGGTTATACTAATGCCGTTTACAACAAAAACACCTATGTTACTCATATCTGTGTTATAAATTTCAATGCAATATATATTTTCAAAAAACGTCAATACTCCTAACACTGCATCGGCATCAGTAAGTTGTTCAACTAAAGTTTGGTTTGGTAAGCCGCCAACTATTGTAGCGTTAACGCTTCCTATGAGATTGCTTCCTGATGGAATGGATGGTAATGCTGTAATTCCTACTGTACCTATTTGGTTTGTCCCGGCAGGAAGTTGGTCAACTATTTTCTTTATGCCTGACGTATCATTAATAGCTGTTAGTAACGACTCTAACCCATCTACATACGATATCAACACATCCTGCTTCGCTTCGGTAGATGGTGCCGCTATCAACTTCGCTAAAATAGCCGCCAAGGTTGTCTGTGTGGCAAAATCCTTCGCTATCAAAACATCTTGCTTTGCGCTTGTCGACGCTCCACTAGGTAGTGAGCTATCAACCACTGATGACTCAACCTTTATCTTAGAGTTTCCTTCGTTAAATATTTTCTGCCATATATCCCCAATGCTCCACCATTTTGAATTAGCCAACTTTTATTCCTCTTTTCCTAGCTAACATAAAGCGATACTGATGCTTTTAAGATTTGTCCGTCACCAGCAGTTACCGTAAAGTTAACAAAGTACGTTCCATGATCATCTGGAACAGTAACCAATGCCGATACTATATCCCCTGAAACGGTCGCCGCCTGTTCGGTTAAAATCGTATAACCAAACGCATTCATAATGTTCCATGTTGCAGAAGCATTTCCCGGAAGAGAGATATTCGATTCGATTGATACTGTAAGGACTTCACCAACTTTAGCCAGCAAGATATCACCCGCCTTGAAATAATAAATCCTTGGTAATTCTTTAAACCAAGGATTGAAAAATGGTGCTATTTGATTGTCGAAATATCCATTTAGGATTAGATAAGATTGTGGAGCGTTCATACTTAACCACCTAAAATCTGACCGCTAATATTTTGAGCGAAACCAGTGATTTGGATAACTTTTAATTCTACTATCTGACCAGATGTTACAATGAAATCCTTATCAGCTAAATAGGCGGTCGGATATTCACTTGATGTCCTCGACTCATATTTTTTAGTTCCATTTACATAAAGCCGGACAATAGCCGGAATATCGCATGATGCATTGTATCCAATTACATGCCTTGCCCCATCACTTGTCCATGAGCAAACCGTACCTTCGACACCCGTATTGACTGACACGTCAAATCCACTCGCAAGCATAAGATCATTCCTTTCTATTTGTGTACATAATTAAGGTCTACCCATGTCTTAAGTAAGACTACTTGGTCATCCGTATAAGTATTAGAGGTCGTAACTGCACTATTTGCCGTAGAGATTGCTGTATACGAATTCGTTAGCGCATCATTAGCTATTGCAGTGAGCTCACTTATTTCCGTAGAAAAGTAATCTTTCTCAGCATATTCTAAAGCATTTATTAACGCTGCCCTAGAATCATAAAAGGAGATAAATGCAGTATTTAGGTCGTTACGGATAATTGACGATGTTTGAGTTAAATCAGTTAAACTTGGCGCAAGATAATTATTGAGGTTGTTATAAGCAACAACATAACTGTCATAGGCAGACGTAACAGGGATTGATGAATACAAAGTCACTCGAACGTCAATGTTAACCACTTTTTCAGAAACGATTAAATCCAATCTTGGCTTCAGGATCTTCACCTTTTCTTCACCCGTAACCTTATCTCTATTCGCTATATCTGAAAGGATAGAAAGTGTCGTAGTAGCGTCTGCCTGAGCATTATTCGCCAAGTTGATTGCGCTAGTAGCGTTTGTATCCATAACAAACTTTGATGATACTCCCCGGTCTACGTATTTTAAGGATTGATTTCCGTTAGGGTACTTAACCCAAACATTATTGCCTACCGACAATGTTAGGCCCCTTGGATTATTGCAGGGAACGGCAACATTCGAGTCGTTGATATACACAGTTAAGGGTGAAACACTTGCCACTATGGCGTGATCTTCAAGCAATAAGTTTGTTTTTAGTAATCCAGAAAATAGACTCCTAATACGTCGATCAATTATTGACAATATTTCCCTCGCTACGTCCTGCACATTATTACCTCACCCTCCAAACCTCAAGCGTCATATCCGTTCCATCTAGTGATTCAGATATTCGTTGTATTTCATGGTTCCCAATTGCTCCCGTAGATTCGTCGTTCAAGGAAATTACCTCGTCATCTTCATGACTGGGATTCGGGACAATCTTAAGAGTCACCCTGTCATCGGCTTTTAACCCTTGCGTTAGCTCGAATTTAGCCCTATCAACGCATTGCTCATCTGAGTAAAGTTCATTCGCTGTAATATTCTTAGCCTTTTGTCCGATGCCAAGGGGTGGATTAGCAACATAAGTAGGCGAATCAATGTTATCATCTCGAGCTACCCCCTTATATGTTTTACCTGATTCAGTAGCCCCGACAACCTTCACGTAGTTGAAAATCTTAGACCAGCCAGGATTTCTTCGAATGTCCGTGATCAAATTTCGATAAGCGACTCCATAGTCCCATGCAACTATTTTTTCAAGAGCGTCAATAATCGGATGCCCTGTAAATACGCCATACTGGTCATAGGACACTTCGTAGCTCATTATCAGTGCCAACTCTTTCACTAAGTCGGCAACCGTGCCGCCAGCGTCCTTAGTTATCGTATACGGAGCCATTATTCCCATCTGAAGTAAATTGAACTTCGTTTCTCCGTATAATTGCAACAACGACTTCATGGCCGTAATGATATCTGTACCAGCGGGTATTTGGTATGTGTCGGCCAATACCCCGCCCATTTTACCGTCAATCAGAGCCCACTTATCAGAGCCGTTAATCGTAATAGATTGTCCCTCGGAAGAATTAATTGCTTCAGGATCGCCAAGAACAAATACCCCCTTTTGGTAGAGGAATTCATTTCCAAGAACATTTATCCCAGTCCATAATCTATACTTCGCTTTCATATTGACGATTGAGCCGTATGGAACAAATTGAGATAAATTATTGATAAGGGAAATAGAAGAAGTCCTCTTAATATCAGAGGACTTTTCGAATGTAATGTTGCCATCGTTTTCGTAACTTGTATAATCAGCAATAACGTTTTCTTCCCAATCCAGCCATTCTATTTTACTCACAGCATGGCGAACTTTGTAAAGAAGGGCATCCTTTAAATCCACGGCAACGCCTCCACTTCAAGAAATTCGAAGGTGCAATTCTTATACTTACTTACCCGCTCTTCCTTCTCAGTAAGATTAAAAATGTCAACAACCATGATTTCTCCATTCGACTTTTTCATGGTTAGAACTGTCTTGATTTCTCCATTTACAAGGTTCTCAAAGACTCTATACGCTTCTAATGGTGTTTGTCTATCTATTGGTACTATAGTAGCGCTTACTGTCCCCTTACGCGCCTTCTTACCTCCGTAGACAACTATCGAATAAGGACTATAAAGAGGTTCTAGTTCGGCTCTTCTCCTATCAAGCGATGCATTGTCAAACTCTAACCCAGCGACAAGTTGCACCGATTCACCTGTCGATGGATTGACAATATAAAGGTTTGTGAATTTAGCTGCCGACATTACAACGTCAGACATACTTTTTGAACCAGTTACAGATACGGCCTCTATAGAATAGTAGTACGGAATACCGTTAGCAACCTGATAATCCATCAATTCCTGTTGGGTAATGTTGTCCTTATACAGAACAGTAGACAGGCTTTCTCCCTTCCATATTCGATAATGATCAATATCCGGTTGTCCACTCGATTGATCTTGGGTTGTCCATGCCAATAGTAATGAGTCCTTCACTCTATTCACGACTAGAATTGATCTTGGAGGGAGTGAGAAATCGGTAGTGAATACCCTAATTTCTTCGTCGCTTACGATGTCGTAGATATTCCATACATAGACTCCAACCTTATAAGTTGTGCCTGTGATTAGGGTATAGTTCAGTAATTTTGACCTTGCGTTAACATCTAATATTTTTCCTGTATCAAAAAGTAGGTAGTCGGAACTGTCGTAAAGTTTTACCTGATACGCCTTTTGTGATTTTCCTGACGGATCACCATAATTCCATTCGACTGTAAGATTCTGAAGGCCATAAATATCGTTGTCTTCAACTGGTACTGTGATCGTTACGGTTGGCGAAGCAAAAACATAGACCGTAGCATAACCGCTTTCGGGGCTTGCGATATCCAATGTGTCCCAAACAGTGACCTTCCATAGATATTGTGAACCGTTAGTTAATACATTCGGAGCCATACCGTATTCTGAATACGGACTTAATGACTTGCCTGTATCGAAGACGATGCTCCCGGTCGTAACAGCAACAACCTGAAGCCTAAAAGCGTACTGATTATTCCCTGAATCTGAATAGTAAGTCCAGTTAAATAATGAGGAATAGGCAGAGTCGAAATTATCGACCCTTAAATTAGTTGGGGCACTAGGGAATGCGTCGAAAACATAAACATTTGATTTAACTCCGGCACTTGATTCATTCCAGACGTAATAAATCTTATTGGCAATCATCAGGGTTTTTACCAACGTACTGTTGTATGTTATCCCTATTTCGACGTTCGTTGGTTCTCCCCATACTCCATCCATAATCACTATGCGACGAATTAGATATTTTGTGGTACTTACGACTGTATCTATACCTTCAAAGTAAAGGTAAATTGCATTTCCTGTTATTTCTGCGCTTGGTTTTTGTTGATTTTTAGTATTAGGATTATAGGAACCATGACTTATATCGCTTCCTGTTGTTAGGTTGTAAGATTGCCACTGAATAGAGGTATTACTCCCGGTATAAATGTTCGAGCAGAAGAGTGTAGCTATTCCTGATGAGCTAATTACTGCCGTGAAGTTGTCGAGCAAAGAAGATGATAAGACATAGTTCATTAAATCAAAATTGCCATTATAACCCCATTTAATACCATGGCTAGAGAAGGAATATTCATCAAACATAATAAAAGGTATGCCGTTAAATATCAATATAAACGGATTTTGGTAACTTCCGGTCGATGTGTCTGGTGCAGTGGTAAATTGAACACCAGACCACGTTATTCCATCCGACGAATAACTATATCTAATATTGTAAGTGTCTGGGTAGCTGTCCGTCTTACACGAACAGGCGACGTATACAGTTCCATTATCATCGACCGCCGCGCTTAATCCTTTTTTTAGATCAGCAACAGCCTCGACAATTACTTTGTATGCATTAATATTTATGTTCGCCTGGACTGTCGCGTCGAAGGAGTTGACGTATACGTTGTCACCATACGTATAAAACACATAGCATATATTCCCGACGCTAACGATGGCCGGGGAAGAATCAACGGAAGATATGCTACATAGTGGAGTCCATGAAGCATTATCGTCTTGACTCACATAAACTTGGAGGGTAGAGTTATTCAGGGCTATTGCTACGAGCCAACCATTAGCAAGTTTAGTTATCTTTTTACCATTACCTGTTAAGTCGTAATTACTAGCTATTACGCTGTTGGACACATGATCACCCCCCCTACATAGCTGCTAGTTGCCTCATTGCTGAAACTAATCCATTTAAGTTCTGAGACGTGTTAATTTGGTTAATATTTACTGAGTTATCATTAGTAGTCGTCACGTTAGCTGATGATCTGATAGATAATGATGCTGCGATAGATTTCTGTATCCTCTCTGCTGCCGCCATAGCTTCGGAACCAAACTTATCGAGGGCTAACTTGGCTTTGTTATAATAAATGTCTGCATCTTTAAGAGATTGTTCGTACCCCTTGTTGACTAGCTCTGCTAAAGCATCCTGATTGATCTTAGTGTCTTCAAGTGCATTTTTCCAATAAAGGTCAAGTGCGTCTTTCTTCTTATTCCACGAATTAATATCATCTTGAATATCCTTATCCTTGATGCGCTTGGCCTCTTGATTAGCGTCTATCTGAGCTTGAATAGCTTTCTTTTGAGCTTCCTCGGCCATCTTTTCCAATTGATCATTAATCGACTTCTGAGCCTCTACAATTCGCTTGTCAACGTCATTCAGCTTGGACTGGTCGGCCTGATATGTCCACTTTCCATCCTTACCAATAACTCGAATGTTCTTTTCGCCTTCAATATTGGCCTTCTCGGTTTGCAGTTCAGCTAAGTTCTTGCGAAGAGTAAGGAGTTGGTTCTGTTCGTCGAGTAAGGAATTTTCCTCTTCTAATGCTTTGAGTTGAGCATTTAGTGCCTTGTCTTGCTTGTCGAACAATTCATCGGCGATAGTTTTTTCTTTCTCAAGTGCTTTGATTTTGTTTTCGACAAAGAGGATCTCGGCATCACGCTCGGTTTCAAGGGACCTCTTTTTCTGTTGAGCTAGTAATTCGGCCTGTTTGCTGATTAAATCCTGTTCTTGTATATCTAACTCTTTCGTTTTCTGTGTTAGGTTCTCGATCTCATCAGCGTACTTATTAGTGTCTTTAGACAGTTCGTTAATCTGGGATACGATAAGTTCTCGTTCATTTCTGGTTTCAGATATTGCCTTGGCGTAATCCATTTCTTTGACGATCATGTAACCAAGGGTGTTCCCGGCAAAGTTTTTCATGTGGGCATCCATCATCGTAATATCATTTGTATAGGATGAAATCTTGCTTTCGAGCATGGTAACGGAAGCTTCGCGCATGACCTTGGAGGTTTCGCGGATACTGTTGGCTAGGGATGCTTCTTGGACCGATAAGTCCATATCTTTTTTCTTAAGTGTTTCGATTTCTGCACCGTATTTTCCAGTGTCTGAAGAAAGGATTTGGATTTGAGATTGAACTAATTTACGTTCTACGGTTGTGGCCGAAAGAGCGTTTTTGTAGTCCCCTTCTTTTTTTGTAAGGTAGTCAAGTGATCTAATGTTGCCCCCGAATTGCTCATCGAGAAGGCGAATGTCATCGGTGTAGGCTTTGACGTTGTTTTCGGCCATGGCTACGGCGAGTTCGCGAGCTTTTTTAGCTAGGTCTTCGAGTTGCTTGGCGGTTTTTTCCTTGCCCCCATCTCCATCGAGAGGTTCGGGATTGAATCCCGATCCGGTAGGGATGTCGGGAACATCGGATGGATTAGATGAACTACCTACTTTAATTAAATCTGCGTATAGTTTATTTAACTGACTTGCTTGTTGCTGCTTGTAGAAATCACTGATAACGCTATTCATATCATCAACAGCCTTCGCGTTATCAGGGGTAGGATTTATCTCATACTTAGCCCATGCAAATTGTTTTTGTAAGTACAAACTGGTTTCTTGAAGTTTACCAAGCGCCCCATAAGCTGTAACGGCTGCATTTACTGCTTCGATTTGTTTATTAATCTCGGTTTGCATGTGAATAGTAGCTTCAGAAACAAGCTTTCTACTATTGTTCCACGCTACTTTTTCGGCCTCTTGTTTTCCTCTTAGAGAGGATACAACTGATTGAAACGCATCATGCGTATACCCTGCATCCTTTATTTTAGTAGCGCTAGATTCACCTATGGTCAACGCCAAGGACTCTTCAGTAGCTTGTAGGCTTTTATTTATGTTCGCCTTCTGTTCATCAGTGTTTGAGGAATTTCTTGAAGCAGCTGATAATTTGCTGTGTTGTTGTTCGAGTTGACCCATGAAATCTATTTCTCTGCTATATTGCTCTGACATTTGTTTATGCTGTTCAACAGCTTGCTTCTGCTGCTCTATGAGTTCAGTTTGAGCGTCAGCAGCTTTGCCAAGTCCAATTGTATAGGCTCCGACCCCTAGTGCTACTAATGTTGTTAAAATGGATAGCCAGTTACCAGCCACAACCTTACCAATAGCCATAGCTACTGTAAGACTTTCTTGAGCTGTTCTTGCAGCCACTATCGCAGTTTCTATTGCCTTCATGACGTTTAACAAGCCAACAATTGCTAAGCCGAAAGCTACAGCTTTCATGCCACCATTATTTAACCCATCCACAAAGTAACGCAAGTTATCGAGAGCTGAATTCAGCGCTCCCGTTAGCCCTGAATTCCCCGCTGAAACTGTTAACGCTATAAGGGCTTGGTGAAGTTGCCCAGCTTTGCGGGATACAGTGTCCATTTGCACGGCCATGTATTCCTGGGCTAATCCAGCAGAATTAATGCTTTGGGCAGTAGCCTTGACATATGTGTCATAATCACCCAATATGGCTGCAGCCTTACTCCACTGAAACTTCCCTGAACTTACAGCCTTGACCACTTCTTCCATATTGTACTTAGTACCAGCCATGGCAATCATTAAATCCGCGAATACTTGTTGAGCAGGACGGAAGTTACCCTTCAAATCCTTAACTTCGACTCCTAATTTGTGCAATTCCTTTACCGCATCATCACTATGAAGGCTTGCGAACATCGTTTTAAGGGTATTTCCTAATTCATTTCCACTACGACCCGTGGCCCGTACACCGGCTGCTATCATACCTTGCAAGTTGTCAAAATCTATCCCCATCATCCGGGCAGAGGATGCAGCCTTTTGATTTCCTTGCGCTAAATCTTGCGCGCTTATCATCGACTTATGGGCTACAGCGGACCACGAATCAACGATACGCATGGAGTATTCTTGTGCCTCTCCTGCGCTTCTCGCCACCATTCCGTATTGATTCATGGTGGCCTCTAAACCCTTTACGGATTCGTTCAATGACATATTGTCAACGACGCTGAGAAGGGTTGAAGAGTTTACAAGTTCCTGGATAGTATTAAGATCCTTGTACTGACGACCCCAATCTTTTGCTCCCTGTAAAACATCCTTAACCGACTGCCCCCAACGTTCAGCAATCACAGAAAAGTTCTCCCCGATTGCGGCCATCATTTCAGGAGAGAGTTCCTTACCCATCTTGTGGTAAGTTTCCTCAAGGACCTGCTCTACCCCAGCTAGGTCCGCACCAAAGTCAACGATTCCTTCTTTTAGAAGGTGGATCCCCCCGTACAGCACAACCATTGACGCCATTGTCCCCAAATGACTACCCAGCGATTTTGTCATTTTACCCAAATACGTTTGACTACTTGCGTGAGAAGCATTCTGTATCATGTTTTGTTGTCGCAAACCCTCTGTTGCTATCCGGGATTGAGCCAGTTGGGTGTTCGCACTTATCTGCGCTAATCTTGCTCCAGTAGTTTCTTCAAGCGCAATACGCTGCGCATTAGACATTGCTGATCGTGCATTAGTTGCTTCTTCTGTGGCAATTCTAGCAGCATCAGTTCTTGCTATGGCCGCAATTGATTCCTCGCGAATTGCGAGAATACGCGCTGAATTAAGTTCCTCACTACCCACCCGTTGCGCCAATATGCTTTCAATTTTAGTTGCTGATTCTTGTTCAGCGATAATAGTTTTGGTTAGAATTCTCTCTTGCTCAAGTGCTCCCTTTTCTCGGGAAAGAGTTATTCTGTTTTGGCTTTCTGCTTCAGCTAATGCAATTCTGTTGATATTATCCATATCTCTCGTAAGATTACCAATACTCATAGAACCTACTTTTATATTAGATAGTTGCTTTAATTGAAGGTTTAAAACATCAAGATAGGTTCCCATTTTCTCTGCAGATTCCAAGAAGGCAGTTATGTTCATGCCTACGTTGGCGGCGATTATGTTCGCGCCGACTTCATCTATCAATTTAATCAAACCCCTTTAAAAAGGATGTAATATTCAAATTTGTTTGGTAATATATAAGAAAAAAAGGGAAGGTGTGGGTAACTTGTTCACTTCATCTGGTGACATTTTGGCATTTATGGTTATCTTGGGATTAATATGCGGAATTATTAGTGGTGCAATTGCATGGGCAAAGCATCGTTCTTTTGTAGCTTGGTTTTTGGCTGGATTTTTCTTTAGTCTCTTGGGTATTCTTATATCTGCCATAATGCCTAAAAATGCTAAGAAATGTCCAAGGTGTGGAGAGTTTTCTACTTATGGAACAGAAATTTGTGAATACTGTAATTATGAATTCATGAATAAGTCAAAAGAAGTTATAGAGTAAAATAAGCACCTCATCTTTTATGGGGTGCTTATTTTATCCGATCCCCTTTGCAAAGTTCTGGAACGATTCAATATCAGACAAACTTACTATTTCATCAGGATCGTTAACCGATTCTCCCTCATCCTCCTCAGATCCGAACACCTTCACGGCAGCAGATAACGCACTAATGGTATAAGTCCATTCCATGTACTCTCCTGCTTGCTTCAGCAAAAGATTCATATGGGGTAAGGATAAATTAGGCCAATCTGGCCGATTTGCGTGTTTGGTTAAAATGAAGTCAATTACCGCCCAATCTAACCCCCCCGGCGTTATGTCGTGGGGAGTTTCCGTGACTTTGGGATATTCAGATCCAAACCTACGTCTACCATGTCCTGTATTACCTGTAGGCTTATATTGTCATCTTCTCGCCAATCTTTTTTCTTCGAATAGTCGCTGCATTTAATTAGCATTTCGGTTGCCTCAAGAACTTTTTCGCGTGTTTCTGGTGAATGCGTAAGGTCACTTGATATATTCACTCGGAATCCTATGGCTAAGTCGATAAAGGCTAAAGCCTTTGTGACTGATAATGGCCTTAGATTGATCTCTGATCCATCGGTTAAGGTTACGCTTTTTGGTTTCTCGATAATTATGTCAAGGTTTTTTGATTCCATTATTTCCATCTCCAAATTTAGGGGAAGTATTTAGCTCCCCCTTTATTAATTACGACATGCGGATTAGGTCAAACACTTTTTTATCTGGGCGACCCGGGTCGAATACCTTAAGGGAAATTTTTGGCTGGGCTGAATCGCCTCTTTTGAAACCAAGTTCATTTTTACCATTGTAACTACAGCGATAGACCACCAATTGCCCCAATCCTTCAGCAGCGGTAATTGGGTTCATGTACTTAACCGTGTGAATATATGTCCCATAAAGAATTCCTGGGTCACTCGTAGCAGAAGCAATATCAGCAGAAGCAACCGTTCGTTGATAGTCCACAGTTAACGCCTTCCCAGCATCAGCAACGTTAAATGTCAAAACTCCTACAGCAACACTGAACTGTCCTACGGTAGGCGCACTAGCGACTTTGGTAAGTGCGCCTGAGCCATCAAGATATCGAACCACTGGGATTCCAGTTTGAGTTGCAGCAAATGCAAGAGCTACTGTATACGTTGATGTCGATGGGATAGTTGCTTGCTCATCAATCTCCCATACAGTGGCCGCCACGCCATATTGAACTGCGTTATTCATTTGGGCTTGCATGATGCCCATATCAAAAGTTCCTTCGGTGATTTCTACAGATCCTTCAGCATCAGTCACCATCGTGCCAAATGGAAAAACCGCATCACCGCCCATCATATCTTTCGTCTTTACTTCCCAAGCAAGCTTAACCTCAGTGGCCTTGACAACATCGGCAACTCGATTTCCAGATAAATCGTTGAAAATTCCCTTCCCAACGCCCTTGAACGTCAAAAAACGTTTTTCCCCAGCCAATTGATCCACTTCCTTTCCTTTTCAAAATAAAAAGAAGCCCTAATGTTAGGACTTCTGTACTAACTGGGAGAATTTACAGCGAAAACCTTTTACACCAACTACCCCGGTGCTAATCGGCCCACCTGCCCACATCAGGGTAATCTCCCACCCTGGAGCAAACCCGGCAAGGAACTTGTTATCCAATAACCCCTGGACAATATCTATCCCCTGCATAGCTTGTCTGAGAGTTCCGTGATAGCACTCGACAATGAAGAATTCTTTCTCCTGGATGTAATTTGTGACCATGCCATCATCGGGATACATCTTCATCAAAGGGATTGTTGTCGGACTAAGGTGGGTATCTAAATCTTTTTCTAGTGCAAATTTTGCCATCTTCTGGACATCGGTTGCGTTCGACGCTAGACCAAGGTAAGTTTGTACTCCCTGATCCCCTGTTAAGTATCGCCATAGGGCTAATAGATGTGGATATTGCAATCATCACCCCTCCCCCTTTATCGGAATTTTGCGGAACGAATTTTTAATGGCAAGGATGAACCTCTCATTGATAATCACCTTGTTTGCCATAACCGCATCGCGCATGTAATGCTCTGCTTCGTGCGGCGTGTACTGAACTTCTCCCCCGGCTTGGAATATGTGCCCATCCTCAAGATTCACTCCTGCAAGATTACCGCTCGAATAGTGCTGTACACCATCCAAATCCGTATAAGTCCCTTCGGGTCTACCCAAAATAGCCGTTGTCCCTTGATTTAAGCGTTCAGGGTTGTAGTCAGGGGATGACTGATACATCGGCAAGAAGGGATTGGATAGATCCATCTGTGAACCGCTTCCCCACTCAGCGATAACGGCTTTCATTCCCTCTGCCCAAATTAGTGCTTCGAAGCGTGTCCCCGACTCCGTAAAGCTGACATGTGGAACTACTCCGCTTCGATTAAACAGGGTTGCGTCATTCCGGATATACTCTGCTGCGTCAAGCGTGGCCTTTGCAAATTCCTCCCGGATAATTTCCATCCATGCGCCAAGATTTAATTTGATCATTGCCGTAAATCCTCAGCCACTTGGACAATCAGCAATCCCGTCATAATCACCGCATCAATCGCTGTGACCTGGTAATTGCTTGTGCCAAGGGTAATTCTGTCGCTCACTACGAAATCGCTTCCTGGGTCATTGTAGGTCATGTAGGCGAGTGTTTTTTGCATAAGGATACGCAGGACAGTATTGGCGAGTAAGCCAGCATCTTTTGCTCTTAGCGCCCCGGTAATGTACTCGGCACTTACTTTCACATTCGAAAATGTGATTGTCCATGTATTTGTGGGGTTAAGGTTAGAATCTAACCCTTGTGAAAATCGCTTAATATCCACTGTCTGATTACACTTGAGCAACATAGATGACTTGTCTCCATCCGGAGTTTTACGAGTAGACTCTACAAGATAAAAGGATTCCCCGTCTCCAATCAGGTCGCCGGATTCCACAACAGAGTTGGCCGGGTGAGTCCCCTTAAACATGTTCTCGAAGAGATAGGTAGAACTTGATTTTCCGTTCCTGGTCAGGATTGCTTTTTCATTTGTTGTACTGTTAATAGATATGGGGATATGCCGCCTTGCCATTGCTTCGAACATTATGCAATCCCCACAATCCGGTAATTGTTTAGCATCATTTTGGCTTCAGGAGAAATAATCCCTTGCTGGAAATAAGCTACTTTGGAATCGAAGTCGCCCATATCGCTAACTCCAGCATAATCCTTCTTCTGCCACATAGCCGCCACGATTAACCCGCAAGCTTGCTTGACTAGCTCAGGGATATCTTCATGCCCGGCAGTATAAGTAATTGTCGCTTCTTCAAATGCTGAACCATAGATCCCACCAGGAAGCCACAGGATCCCCGTAGAAGCGTTCAAGTAATCAAGCGACACATCTAATACTTCCCATTGTGGTTGACCGAATGGAGAGATTAACCCCATGCTGAAAAACGGAGATAATGGGTACTTTCCTTTTGCTGATTTAAGGGCAGTTACATTCGGATAAGACAGCTTACATTCGTTGCGCGGATTAACTTGAACCGTTTCCGTGAAGTCTTTTTGAGTGATCTCCCAGCCTAGATAACCGATAGCGATGTTGGTTGCCATTTGGCATAGACCAGCTTGTTCAGCTGAATCAATCGTCACCATTGGCGCGTAAGTGGCGAGCTCTGTTGCTTGGATATACAGTGGCACATTACCACCTCATTTCAAAGAGAGATAGCTAAAACTATCTCCCTATTTGATGTAACCATGCTTCTTTAGCACTTCAACTTGATCAGGGCTAACGTTGGCAGCCCCATCTAAAAATATGATTGACTTACCACCAATAAAGATGGTGTGTTGTCCGACGAATTCAGCGGGTCCAAGGTTGAGAGTCACTTCGACGTTCTCAACCTTGCCAACTACTTCGGAGCCTAGTTCATCGATTATTTCTCCCACTGGCTCAGTAACTTCAGTGACTACTTCCTTTTTCTTCTCCATTAGCGCGTCACCGTCACCCATGCGTGATGGCTTGCAGCATACTTTGCAACAAGCCCCTCGAACAGAACACCGCGATACTTAGTCGCTAAATCTTGGATCAATCCGAGTTGGAAGATACGCGGTTTTGGAGTGGTTACATAGTGCATCTCCACCATATTTTCAGTAAGGATAACGGCAGGGTAGTCATTCAGAGTGTTATCCCCGCTATTGACCACATACGGCAGAAAAGGATCCGGAACAATCGGAATAATACCGGCAGCCGTTCGAATTGCAGGAACCGAAATACCTGGGATTACTTCAGTTTCTTTGGCGAGAACATCCTTAAACATTTGAGGATACGTCATAACCTCTTGCTCCATGAAGTCGAGGAGCAAAGGATTAACATAAATGGCCGTTGGCCGAACAATGAGCGTGGTATTAGCACACATAGCAGCGATTTTGGTGCGCAGGGATGCGATGATGCTTTCATCAGTTGCTACGCTTGCGGTATTGGTAATTTGGGTTTTTAAACCAACAAACTCAATCGTAGTAGGAGTGGTCAGACTTGTGTCAGAACCATTCCAGATATTTTTGTCGCGAGCAGTCAGCATGGCGCTAATCATGTCTTGAATGTCATGAGCCACCAAGGATGCGAAGATGTTTTGTTGGGCCTGAACTTCGATGTCGAGCATCCCGAAGTCAACGGAACCAGTGATGGCCTTGATCATTAAGCTACCTTCTCCGCGATTAGCGTTATAGGGAGTGTAGGCCAAGGTGTGGGCATCGGAGAATTGGGCTGACCCAATAGCGTTTTGTTGAACGTAACGACTAGGATTACCGGTTGCGGGCTTAGGGTTGATGCGCTGACCTAATACCCCGCCTTTGCGGGTAAGATCAACAATTTCAGGATCGTACTTGTCTACAATAACGAAGCCATTTCCGAAAGACGCGGCGGCTTCCATATCTACGAATCCAGCATTGAACAAATGAATACACTTCCTTTCAATTTGGGCATGAAAAAGAGCTTACCATTTGGCAACTCTTCAGGAGACATTTTAGATTAAACTAAGGCGTAACCCACAGAATAAGTGAACGAATCAGCATCGGCATGGGTAACGGTAATGCGGAAGGTCTTGGGTACGAAATCCTTGACGATGAGATTTGGCGAAGCGGTTAAATCAGCGCCGATTCTGTAGACGTTGGTACTAACACTGTTAACGTCTGCCGATGTCAGTAAGGTATAATACTTGCCGGATGCAGGATCTTTTCCTTCGATTGTTAATACGACACTTGCGGCGGCGGGATCCAGAGTGGCATCAAGGATTACATGAAGCCCTCTACCATTGTCATTTGCGATATCTGCACTTGATACCGTGGCTGTTCTAGCAGCAGAAGCAAGCGCAACTCCTTCGACATTCTTAGCCGGAAGGGTAAGTACGTCTACATCTCCGATGTTGTTATTGCCAGCGGGAAGGGCAGCGTTAACCTGTACACCATTAGTCGTGCCAGGAGTCGTTTGGTCAATGCCGAACTTACCGGCAAGCGCAGTTCCAACATCCAATTTAACTACATTCTCGCCGGTAGTCTGAGAAATAGCAGATACGGTACGATTGGTTACACCGTCAGTTGTTTGATCAACTGCAACCTCGACTACTGCAGTAGTCCGAAAGGCTTTATTTACCCTGTCATATACCTGTTGGAATCCAAACCAAGGAAAATTACTCATTTTCCATCATTCCTTTCGTATTTTGGTTGGGGAATATCCCATGGTTATTCACTCCGAGCCTGAAGCATCTCAGCCATAATCAAGGCAGCAATTTTATCCACCGGTTGACCTTCAGAATTATGAATGGCCGCTTCGAGGTCTTTACCAGTTACGTCACCATAACGAGCAAGTGGGGTAGTTTTGCGAACCGGAGCAACAAGAGGCTTATTTGCCGCTTCAAGTTCTGCCTTAACAATGGTTGTGATTGAAGCAGAAATTTCTTCAAGCTTAATTCCTTCTTTAGGTACAGTCTCAAGTGCAGCAGAGAGGGTTGTTACCTTGTCCTCTACTTTAGCATCGACAGCGACAACCTTCTCTTCGAGAGTAGTGAACTTTGCATCAAGACCTACTACGTTTGCGGAAAGTGTAGCGGTAGATGTTGATAATGCGGTTAATCCTTCTTGCATAGCCTTCATAGCGGCCAACAGTTCAATCAATTGTTCTTCCATTTTGGCTTTCAACTCCTTCGATAAATTCGCTGCAAGTGATGTGCCGTTATAGGCAGCCAACATCTTGCGCAATATTGTTGCACCGGTAAATACTAGAGAGGCAACCACAGCAACAGGTATCCCTTCGTAATTCCCTTCGGTAAGGACAGTTTGGGTTGATTCCATCGACATTCCCAATTCTGCTTGGTGCGTCTTGATTAAAGCCGCTTCTTCAGGGAAATCCTTGTCGTAAATGAAACCGGAAACTCTTAGTTCGTTTCCGTCAAGCCAAGCGTATTCAATAACCCCAATTTTGTGAAGCTTGTCGTGACCATCCATAGTAGTCTTGAAGTTTACTCCCATGTTTCGTAAGGAGTCCAAGGCCCCTTCCGCTACGCCTGAGGGCAATAAAATAGGCATACCTTCAAATTCAAGAGGTAAGCCATGTGGTGGTCCGCTTGATGGTTGATCTACAAGAAGTAGTGTCCCATCGAAGGGCATGTGATTTGGGGCATAGTTATCTTTTCTTACTTCAAGCATACCGCACGCCAGGTTGATGGGAAGAAGATTTGAGGCCATAAGATTGACGGTTTTAAATGGTTTTTGCTTACGTTTCGTTTGTCTCACCTCCTCAAGCTATTAATTGCATGTAATGTGTTGCTTAAGAATCATCTTGTTTTTGTATGTCGCCTCAAAGACGAAGAGACGAAAATCCAATTTACTTTTCTTTAACTCAAAAAGTAAACCGAATTGTGCCGCATCTGCCATAATTTGTTTGGCCTTGTCTATGTTGACATCGGATGGGATTTGAAAACCAAACTCTGTTAGGACTAAACGGGTTAGTTTTTCAACTTGCTGATATAGAGTTGGCATTTAATTCACCTACCCATTTCTGGCAATAGAAGCGTTTGCCCACATTACGGCTTCTTCTATTTTGGTTAAGGAAAGCGATTGCTCCCTTGATGCTGGACACTCCGACTGAACCATCTCTGCAAAGTTCCTCCCCATCTCTCTGATTTCCTCATACCTTGTAATTTGATCCCCTTTTGGTGCGCTATAGGTAAACCTTTTAGTTAAATCGTCCACTTGACATCCTCCCTACTTTAGGCAATCCAATTGCATCATGAGTAACATAAATTTTCCTAATGCAGCTTCAGTTTTTTCAGCATCCTCACTTTCTAGTGCATCAACCACTTCACCGCAAACATCTCTAATTTTCTTGAATACTTCTAATCCGTCCATGGGCCTCCCCCTAATTCTTTGTAACAACACTATCTGGATTCTGTAGCCTATTTTGATCACCAGTTTGTTCTTTCCCAATAGTATGACCCAACTTAGCCATCATCTGTGGATAGGTCATGTCGCCAAACTCGCCCTCATCCAAGGGCTTACCCAGATCAGCTAAAATTTGATTCTTCGTCAACACGCCGAGCATCCCATATTTGTAATGGGTGTTGCTCATGATCTCCTGAGCCTTGACGGACGGATTGAGAATGAACTTGAACTCCACTGAATCTAACCCCATTCCTAGTTCTCCAATAATCTCAAGGTTTATATGCTCGGCAAGAAGTTTAGCAAGAGGCTTAATCGCCGCGTCCATGTCGTTGCTATCTTCTGATTCTGCGGTTGAACGATTGGAGCCAGACTGGATACCTAAGCGCCTGGGAGAAACGTCGTAAATGACCGCGATTAATATAATTAGGAAATTCTTCCACCCTATGAATAGACCTTGGTCATCTGCTGCCGATATATCAAAGGCGGTTGCGCTATCAAGCCCACCAATAACAGGAGTTCTGCCGCTCCCTGCGATCATTGTGCGGATATAGGCCTCTACTTGTTTGACTAGATCAGGATCGGCGGAAGGCCCAAGGTTAATCATTTTCTTGGCTACTGCATTACCAGCAGTTTTTCCGGCATAAGCCATGCTTTTTTCAAAGTAGTCAATGATTTTGTAAGCTACTTCAAGGGGTGATATACCGTAAGGTGAATTGGTTCTTGGGGATGCTTTTATATAACATAATTCAGAATCAAGCAGATCGACGAACTGACCTGAATTGCCACCATAACCTGTGTTTTGAGCATAGCGCGGTTCATTCGGATCTCCTGAATATTCGGGGTACAACTCAATGGATGCGCCATCTACTGCCCATAGATACATCGGACGCTCCGGATCTCCAGACCTAGCAGATTCAATTGCTCCTGCATCAAGTACCAAGATATCTTCTACAACCATTTCGATGAGTGTTCTGAAGGTATCACTGTTATTAGGGCGCCTGAGGACGTTGTTACAGATTCGCAGTTGCCGTTCAACTTCAGGTGTTTTTTCAACGCCATCCTTTGGTACTACGATCCAATCCAAGGAGGATACCTGGCGCTTGATCACATTTATTGCGCGTCGAGGAATTGGGGAGTGGCTGAGTTGACGCAATGCACGCAGCGTAACTTTGGGAGTTGATATTTTTGATTGAACTGCACCTATCCCGTAACCATTGAAGAAAGGGTAGACTTGAGTTTGCTGTGAGGGCGTGTTTGGTTTGCGTCCTGCATCAATATCAATTTTCTCTGATTCTACAGGATCCTTGATTCGCTTAAATGAAAATTCTCTGCCAAAGATTTTCGTTGACTTCACCTCCCCTAACTAAAAATCTGCAGAAAAAAAGGAACCTTTTCCATAGTTCCGTTTAATCTCTGGTTCAAATAAACTTAAGCTAAGGGCCCACACAGTATCATCGTGATGGCCGTGTTCATGTTTGTATGTGACATTATTACTTTCTGTGACGTTTCTTTGAATACCGTGTAATTGTGCCCGTAACAATTTGCTATCTGGTATTTCAATCTCTTCTTTTTCCATGAGCATCTTGAGATTGTGAATCATTTTTTCCTTATTTGCATTGGTGAAGGAAATCCCCTCACACCTTGAACCAAACTCTTTTTGGAGAGGCTCTATTAATACTCCGCCTAAACCTGTTTCATCAATTCTTAGCTTTGAAGCGTTGAACCGATTGACCATGTCTATTAAAAAACTTATTTGATAACCGTATTTTTTCTTGGTCAATATTTCTTCAGCAATTACTCTCTTTTTGCCACTCGGAAAATGTTCAACTGCGTAAAATACAGACTGGTCAATCTTCTTCGCGAAGTCAGCACCAATGGTAATTCTGTTTTGTCCAACATATCCTTTAGAATTTACTAAGTCACCATTCACAACACTTGTGATTAGGTCATAAGTGAAGAACGCTGTCGCTTCGTCAATAAACTCGCAACAGAACTCTTGGCGGAATTCCTCATCTGTAAGATTGTCTCGCCACATTTCAATATCCGGTACCAGGTCTGGACACTGATCCCACATCACTACGAATTTCTTCCATTGCTTCTCAATCGGGGTACGATCTGCGTATCCTTCTTTTTGGTCAATGTTCCATAGGCGGTAAAATTCGTTCTTTTTGCCCATCGGGGTGGATAGAACTGTGATACGATTCCCACCGCGCATTGAAGGCATTAGAGCTGTCCAGATTTTCTTGTCTTTCGGCTGAAAGGCAAACTCATCAAGGATGATATTGCCATTAAAGCCGCGCACACTAGATTCCGACTGTGGTACTGACTCAGCATTACACCCATTCTTTAGCCGAATATGGGTTTCTTTGTCTTTGACAAGTTGTGGCTGGAGTTGCCTTGGAAGAGTGTCTATTCCATTTTTGATATGCTCAAGAAGTGTAATCGCCTGACGCTCAGATGCGCTAACCATCATGGTAAAAGGCACAAGTCCAAAATACAGTTCATGAAAAACACGGCCAGTAACACAAACCGTACTAAAACCAGTTTGTCGGGATTTATTAGTTATTTCCAGTCGTCTTGGTCCCTCTTTGTACGGATAATCTAGGAATTCTTTTTGATAATCGTACAGTTTAGGGGCTTTTCCATTGGGTAAAGTCCAGAATGCTTCAAGGAATTCAGAGGGTTTGTCAGCGTAATTGAGTAGTTGGGTGGATTTCATCATGACAAGCACTCATCTTTTTCGTCCCACAATGTTTCTTTGCATTGCGAACATTGGATTACGCTCCAGCAGTTATCTCCCTCATCCGTGTAAACATCATAGATAAGATCAGCGTGACCACAATATGGGCAATGGTCATCGTATTCAGGATCGAATTCCATTTTCATCACCGCAATTCAGACAAAATAAAAAAGTCGGCTACTAACACGATCCCGAAGGAAAGTATCAGTAGCCGCCTGTTATCAGGTAGGCAAGTATTAAAATTTCATAGCTACGTATCGCAATGGTACTATGTCGATGTTTTTAATATGTTCCACCAAGGAATTGTAGATTAACATTCCAGGCCCCATTGTATCAACATGAATTTGCTCAACTTCATATTTTTTACAGCAAAGACTCACAATAGATAGCATTTGCGATATATCCCTGCATTTGGCGGTATATGCTTTTTCGTCCACGATATCTTTTACAATGACCTCGATTTCATGTCTATCACATTCAACTTGTAACGTTGTCCTGGTAAAGCCATTTATATGGCCTTCTTTTCTTTGTTTGATAAGTTCATCGTGTCTCCGGCTATTCTCTGCTGTTCTTTTAATTTCAGCCACACTAGTTAATCCACCTGTCCTGTGACCAATCAAGTAACTATCATCAACGTATGTTTTGCCTAAACAAATATTTCTGTTTTCATTACACCCTTTACATGGATCACCTTGGCTATTTACCAGCATCCAGCAATATTGACCATCCATAGTGCAAGTGGAGGGCACATAACCCTGTTGAACGCACATTTGTTTATAATCCATAATAATCTTTATTCTCCTCTCGTTTTCGAGTAGTTACATCTGTTCCTTCGTGGTCTGCTCAATAATCTTAACTTTTCCATCATGGCACGTTATCTTAACTTCGCCATAGTCAGGTAGAGTTATTGTTTTCTGCTTACCGTTGTCATGGATAACTATTTTGCGTTCACTCACGGCTTAACGTCCCCTCTCTCCCCAATGCATCCGCAGATATTCCCTGATCCCATTCTTCGGATTGTAGGCAGGATATAGCTTTCTGAACTCAACTTCAGCTTCTTCAAACGAATCAGGTAGCTCATTTCGCATACTCAGCATCGCTACCGATGGTCCACGGCTCTCCCCCTGGTTGCAATGCACGAGTACCCTTAATCCATTAATCAGGGACCCACGAATGAAGTCGAGTGCTGCATTAACCATTGACTCGGAGAAGTATATCGGGTTATCAACATCAACCATGTTCAAGGCTATTTCGTTACCTCGGACGGCGTAGAGGTATTCGGGGTGGTCCTTGGGTAGGGCGCGTCCAGTGTAGCCAACGAAGGCCCTGTGGTGTGGGTCTTTGTTGCAATGACAGATGGCACCGTTGAAGTTAAGGCAGTCGGCCTGGTTTCCGACGAATAGGTTTGGCTTTACTTCGATCATTGTGGGGGCACCTCCTATTTGGTTTAATTACTTTTAAGACATTTGGGCAATAAGAAAAGCCCTGTTTAAAACAGAGCCGTTAAGGCGAATCTTAAATTTTGTAATATATCAGGTAGCGACCTAGTGGCGCGTTTTCATACCCCCACCTGGTTGGTTTTGGTCCCCCCAGGGGGTATATGGCTCAAGGAACATGCCTATCCTGCCCCGGAACATACCTCACACCATGTAAACTCAACACCATGGCTAGACATGACACATTGTTACTGCCTTCACCTTGGGTCCGATAACTATGATTACGTAAAGTAGCGAATGTTACACAACCGACTTATGTAACATTCGCGTTAATCGCTACATCCCTTGCGAGAGTAGGGATGTAGCGATTATAGTAATTGAATTACATTGGATAACGTGACATTGCATAGGTATTATGTGCGTAAAATCCACTGTACACGGACACTAACGAACATCGCCTAACCCTTTGGGGTAACATCTACCATCATGCCACGGTCCTTTAGTTGCTGGTTGATCAACTCCGTGATATCATCCTTATCCCCTCCTCCCTGGGCCTTGATCTTAGTCTCGGCTATCTGGCGGATCGTCGAGAGGAAGTTGTTGCGGGCGTTCAGGGTGTAGTGACTGACGGGTAGCAGCTTGAGGGACTCGATACCCCCCATGGCCTCCTGCATGACGTAGTCAAGGATTTGCTCAGGACTTAGGGTTTTAACATCTATCACGGGCATTGAGGAGGTCCGGGATTTGCTTAGTTGCTTCAATGTATCAACATTTAGCATCATATGTTTATTCTTATGTTTGGATAGGTTTGCTGTGTTAAGATTAATACCTTTAGTTTCCATAATGGCGATGATCTGAGTATATGACTTTCCCTCGTTAATGATCATACGCTCGATCTCTTCACGGAATCCACTATTGCAAATCTTACATTGTACCCCTGCTACCTCTGACATAGTTACACCCCATTTTAAAGGTCCATAAAGCCTTTAACCCTGTATATCTTTAAAACCTTAATAAACTACTTTAAATACTTTAAATACTGGAGACATGGGGGAGATGCGGACTGCTGAAAACAACCTATGTTTTTACAAGGCCTTAATGCTCTAAGCGCCATCAAGTTTTACCTCATTCTCTTTCTCCTTCGCACACACCGGACAACGCGCCCTCTCCAGATAGGAGAAGAACTTCTTTTTGCATATTGGGCATCTATAGAGGGTTGGCTGAATCATTGTTCTCTTAGGCACCGCAATCACCGCCTTATAGACATAGAAAAAGCGCCACCTTGCGGAAGCGCTTTTGTGCGTTTTCGTTTCATAAAATTTGATACTAGTATTGTAACACGGCATATTCGTGATGTAAATGTAGACTTATTGTAGCAGGTTGTCAAGCCCCTGAAAAACCCGCTAAAGCGCTAACCGCAAGCCATCCACGCCAAAGATCATAACACTTAGCTCTTCAACCATGTCATTTTTCCACGTATATACTGACTTTTCACAACAGTGAAGTTCTGCAGCTATAACCCGAACTCGTTCCTTCCACGGCATTAAACTCTTAACGGGATCTAGGTAAAGCTTGTCAATAACAAGATACTTTTCAGGTTTTCCTTGCTCTATCATCTTTGTCCGAAGCTCTACAAGGGATATTTCTACTTGCATGACCATTACCAGAGTTCGCGCCCTGCCGCGCCTTATGGCGTAAACGATAACATCCTCCATGTCAGATTCCTCAAAATTGTAGGCTTCTAGATCTTCGCCCGAAACTTTATCCTGCGAAAGTTCGATGTGCTTAATCAGGCTCAGATATTTTTTAAGCAGGAGTTCGGTGTTATGGAATCTGTTTTTACGTATTCGCTCTCGATCTTCATTTTTCTGCAACTTCAGTGCTTCGATGGCAGCTGCCGTAGCAATTTCCTGAATGTTGATACTACCAAGCTTTTTACCCATAAGGGCTTACACCTCCTAAACCCTACTCCAAAATGACGCCTTTTTAGCTCTCTCCCCGACTTCCCTATGGCTCAGTTTCTTTACTGTGCTTGCGTCCTCTAATGTCCACCCGTTTCGCATTCTCCAAGTGAATAATTCGTAGGATATGCCGTTTTCAATGGCTCTCTCAATGACATCCTTTGGGTATACCCAATTATCTTTTCGATTTTGAAGCATTATCTCCTTTTTGTTGGACAAGGGCTGAGTTGCAGCACGTTCAGGGTCCCAACTTCGTTCGATGCGCCTATAAAAGGTTTTGGGCTTAATACCATTCTGCTCAGCTAGTTTCACCCAATTTTTCACACTCCGTCTTTGACGTGGCGGTGTTGTTAAGGCTCTAGTCTTCGGCCACGCTGACCTTCTGATTCGGATAGTTAATGTTCCCGGACTTATGCCATTTTGCCGTGCCTGATCATATTCCTGGGGAGTAATGTAATACTCGTAATTGCTCATCTCGTTTCAACCCGGTTTTCAATATCTACCCCTAATGCGAATATTGCGCGACATACCGCGTGGCTCAAGTGTTCGTCTTGTTTGTCCCCAGCAAGGTACGCATACACGTGAATGAGTAAGTGGTTCAGATGATCGCGGGTCGATATATTACGCCAGTTTTGATCACTTCCGTATTTGTCGAAGCCTTCTTTCAAAACTTTAGCTGTCGCGAATAGTGCCTTCGGATCAACTAGATCGAATCGGTATTCAACCTTTGATTGTTTTCCACCTAACTTATTTACTTCTATCGGCGCGTCTTTTCCAACGCCTGATATTAAGACCTTGGACTTATATATAATCTTAGCGTCGTATGGTACATCACCGCATCCGTTGCACGGGAACTTATCCGCCGGGGTGTGTTCATTTCCACAACCTTCGCATCTACTCATTCTCTTTTACCTCCACCATTTGCAATCTTGCTTCATTCGCCAACTGTTCTGCGAATTCATTTTTTAAACCCTTGAGATAATAAACAGTACAGATCCCTGCGTTTATAAGCATCTTTGTACATAAAGCACACGGCTGGTCTGTAACGTAAATATCTGCCCCATCAATCGCTATGCCGTGCTTAGCTGCCTGGATGATGGCATTCTGCTCAGCATGTACAGCTTTACACAATTCATAACGCTCACCGGAGGGAATCCCCAGCTTCTCTCGTAAGCATCCGTCTTTTGTGCAATGTGTAATTCCCGATGGGGCTCCGTTGTATCCAGTGCTAAGTATTTGCTTGTTGCGAATAATGACTGCACCTACATGCCTTCTGGAACACGTCGCCCGAGTGGAAACCGTTTTGGCTAAATTCATAAAATACTCATTCCAGGTTGGCCTCATCTTCAAAACTTTCCCGTTGATCCGAATCCGTCAACCCCTCGATCACTTCCTGAAAGCTCATCCACTTTGAAAAATCGGGCAATATAACAAGGGAAAATAACAAGTTGGGCTAATCTCTCATTGGGTTCAATGACTAAGGTCTTGTCGATGATGTTAGAAATGCTCATAAAGATCTCTCCACGATACCCGGAGTCTATCGTTCCGATGAGAGCCACCTTACCCTCGCTAGACGCTCCACTTCGTGGAAATACTAACCCTACATGCTCTGGTGGTATCTCTACTGCTACGCCTGTTGGGATCTTAACGATTGACTCCGGATGAAGAATCAAAGGATGATCGATTCGTGCCCTCAGATCTGCTCCAGCGTCTCCCGGATGCTTGCGAGTCGGTTCAAAGATTGGATCATGGGTATTTACAAGTTTATAGTTAATCATGCACTAAGCCCCTCCCTTAACTTGCTCAATTCTCGCCTTGACTGCATCCATCAAGGCATCTTGCCCTGCAGCTTTTCGTTCCAAAGCATCCACCGCGTCCTCATCCATCGTGCCCTCTGCTACAAGTCGCATGACTACAATACGCCTCGTCTGACCTTGTCTGTGTACCCTTGCATTCGCTTGTT